ACGCCACCTCTTCGCAGATGGCGACGTGTTCGCTGCGGTTGCCGTACTCGAGCAGGCTGACAATGTTGAGCGTCCGCGTACGCCAGGCGAAGCGATCGCGCTGCGTCAGGCCAGGCAGATAACGCATCCGCACCCGGTGCGTGATCGTGGTGTCTTGCTGGCCAGCCGCCAGAGCCTCACGAGCCGAGACGCCTTCCACGCTCGCCCACACGGCTGACGAGTTGCTCCACGACAGGACCGTCTCGCCGAGAGTGTTTGTGGCACCGCTGGCGACCTGCACCGTAACACGCTCGCGGAGCTTGCCTGGGTCGATCACCGATAGGCCCCCCACCGCTGCGAGTCGAGCAGGGACTGCACGCCGTACGGCACCTCCTGCGGCACGGCACCGGTCGCAATCACAGCCTGGCGGCTTTCGTACCAGTGGCCCACCAGCATCAGGATCGCGTGCCGGATCGCCGCCGGCACACTCGTGCCGCTCGCCCCGTACCCGCCCCACCACGTCACGCTGATGGCGTTGTCATCCCGCAGATGCGGCGGCCACGTCTGGCCGTAGAGCGTCTTCACGGTGCCAGGCGTGCCGGCCCGGTCCACGCGGTAGCTCGCCGTCGAGTAGGTGGACGTAGTGCCGTTCTCGAACGTGAACGTCAGAGCCACCGCCGTGGTCGTGCCAGCGGCAGCCATTGGCGGGCGTGGTAGTTCGATGTCGTGCGTCCCGTCTGGCGGGAACGTGTCGAACCGCATCACCCACTGCGTATGCACTAGCGTGCGGTCGAGATACTCTTCGCACCACTCACGGGCCGCAGCAATCAGCGTGCCGATGTAGGTGTCATCGTCGCTGGTATCGACCCGCAGGTGGGCCTTGGCCTCGGCGAGCGTGACGGGCTCAACCGCTGGCGGCGTCGCTCTGGTCAGACTTCGGTACTGCACGGCGTCCTCGTCTCCTGGGCGTGGCGTCTGCCGTCTCGGCGTCGTGCTCGATGGCGGCCGTCTCGATCAGATCCTGCTGCCGGTCTTCGATGGCCACGCCCTGGGCCACCAGCTGCGTCGCCAGCCCGCCCGTCATCTCTACCGACTGCCCCTTGCGGTAGGCACGCCACGCACGGGTGAATGTGATTTTCCTCATTGTTGGACACTCCATGCAGACTCAGGGCGTTTCAGGGTGTTCGTGAACTCGGTTGCCCATTGGAAAACAGGGCTGCTGAGATTCTTGCCGGGCCACGTGACCACGTACTCGCCGTGGCCTAGCACGACGCGGGGCGAGACGTAGACCTTGTTGCCGCTCTCTCGCCAGTTCTTCCAGAACCAGATGTCATCATCGACGCGGCCTTCATGCCACGAGCCGTCCGGGCCGGGCTTCGACCAAAACCATGGCTTCTTGCACCGCTTGAGTGCGGCCGTGCTGATGACTGTGAGTCCGAAGTGGGCAGAGTCCACTTCCTGTACCGGCTCGGCAAACCACGCCTTATCCACCTTGGTGCTGCCGTCCGGCGGCGGGTTGTCCAGCATGCCCTTTAGCGTGAGCATCGGGCGGCCGTCTTCCCGCTTGGTCTGCAAGCCCGTGATGGCATCGCATTGAAAGGTCATCGCCAGGGCGAAGAGGTGCTCGATGTCTTCCTTGCGAAAAAAACTGTCGTAATCGACAAGTAGCAAATATTCGGCCGAGTCGATGAATTGCTCCATCACTCGCGTGTTGACTTGGCTCCATTTGTTCTAGGGTTGAGCCCCCCAGCGTTTAGCCAGGGGGCTCAACCCCAGAATGCGCCGGTCCCCATAGTCGGGCGAATGCCGAGTGGCATGAGTGCCTGAGCCCATGCGAAATGGTTCGCCGTGAAGCTCAATCGTGGCATCGACAGAATCGCTTCGACACGGATGTCAACTTCCGTGCCGCCAACGCGAACCAACATAGGCACCTCGCAAAAGAGAGCGGGCGGCTCCCGGTTGGAAGCCGCCCGCCCAGTTTGCACATCACGTCAAGCCGTCAGGCTCACGCACCCTTGAGGGCGATGACCGGGCCAGCGACCGTGTCGCTGCCGAGCGTGTGCCACGAGATCGCCACGCGGGCGGTCGCACGCAGCACGGTCTGGTCGCTCAGGAAGGCCACCTCGGAGCTCGACGCGAGGTCGATGCCCTGGCGGGTGCCGAAGATTGCCGCGTTCGCCAAGTTGGCAAACAGGGCCATCACGTTGCCCGTCTGGTCGCCCGAGCTCGGCATCTCGTCCGTGAGCACCACAGGGTAGCCCATGAACGTGAGTCCAAGGCCCTGCGACAGGCCGACCGAACCGCCCTGGGCGGCGTCGAGGGCCTGCATGCAGTCCGCGAAGAAATACGGCGAGCAGTACCACTTCGCACCAGCGCGGCTGTGGGACGGCATCAGAGCCATCATCCGCAGCAGGTTGGCCTTGGTCACCTCATCCGGCGTGTCGCCGGCAGCCGTCACCAGGCTCGCGGCGTAGGTCGCCGAGGTGCCCGCGAGGATGCCGTTGCTGGTCAGGATGCCAGCCACGCTCGGAGCCGAACCCGAGTTGCCGTTGAACGCGATGTTCTCGATCGCGTTGGTGAGGCACAGGGCGAGCTCTGCCGCAATCCAGTCGGCGTAGGCCGCCGGGTTGACCGCGTCCGAGAGCAGCTCGTTGGCGATCTTGGTGGCAGCCGTGCACTTCTTCGCCGTCAGCGTCACCTGGGTCGAGGTGGGGTCGCTGTCGGTGATCGCCACGTTCTCGTTCTGCCAGTTGACGGTCGCACCGGCCGTCCGCTTCGGGACGAGCACCACGTCGCTCGGCATCTGAATGTTCAGAGCGTTGGACGCGAAGGCCGAGTTCTCGGTGACGAGACGCAGCACGGTGTCGGACAGGAGGATGTCCGGCACGAACGCCGCACCCGTGGTCGAGCCCGTCGAGCCCTGGGCACGCACCTCGATGCCGGCGTCTTCGCACCACCGCTTGGCGTCGGCGTCGCGGAGAAGCGTGGCCTTCAGCTGCATGCCGCTCTTGAAGGCGTCCTCGTGCGAGCGGAAAGCCTTGAGCTTGCCACGGAACGGAACCGCCTCGATGCGAGCCTTCGGCTCGTCGGCACGCACCTCGGGGGCCGGCGAGCAGCGATCCACCACGCTGCGGAGATTCTTCGCCGAGTCGGCAACCGACTTCTCGAAGTCGATCTTCCGGGCGAGCTTGGCGGCGTCGGCCGTCAGCGTCTCGAGCTCGAGGTCACGCTCGGCAATCTTGTCGGCGTCGCCCTCGATGGCACGCACGGCGTCGATCCGGTTGGCGAGGGTAACGGCCTCGTCCTGCAGCTTCTTGAGGTTGTCCACGTGTGTTCTCCGCCGGCGGTATTGCCGATGGAGTTCACGGTCGCACTAGCGGGCATCCCTCTTGCAGAAGCGCACTTCAGAAACTGTTGTTTTCACAAACACCACGCCACGAGCACCGCATCGCGGGCAGCGTAGATACCGCTGCCGCTCGTCACCGCACGGGCGCGAAGAACGGCACCGCAACTTCTCGCCGCACGTGCAGCGGGCGTCAGCCATTTCGCAGCCTCAGAGAAGCAGCCCAGGCGGCGGCGACGCCCCGCAGGGCCGAACGCGAACGATCCGCCTGGGCCGCAGGCTCGGGCGTGGGCTCGGTCTGCGACGCCAGCCACGCTTCATAGGAACGCATGGCGACGCCGGCCGACGTTGACGGGTACGCGGGCACCAGAACCGGGCCAACGTCGTACAGCCCGCTCACCTCGCGGATCTGCCGCACTGCCTTGCCGTCTTCACCGGTGCGGAACGATTCGTTCTTCGGGTCCACCGTGAAGGCGAACGACGAGCCACGCACGTCACGCCGCTGGATGAGCTCGAGCACGTCAGCCCGGCTCACGGGCGGCGTCACCACGTACCGCAGGCCCTTCTCGTCGCTAGAGAGTTCCAGCGTGCCAGACGAGGAACGGCCCAGCACGATGTTGGAGTCGTGGTTGAACAACGCCACCACGTCCTTGCCTCGCTTAGACAGGATGCGGTCGAACGCACCGGGAAGAATCTCTTCCCTGAATCCGCCAAGGTCGAGGCTTAGCCGGTTGTAGACGGCGGCGTATCCGACGATGGCGGCACGGCCGTCTGAGCGGGTTTCCACGACGAGCTCGTCGGCGTCCGCCAGTTCGTAGTCGCGGCGTTCAATTTCCATTTGTGTTTCCTCCGGTCGGTTGAGTCTGTACTGGAATGACGCCTTCGTTCACGCCCGCGATGATGCTGTCCACGGTGGCCTCGGGCATTGTCGGGAACGCGCCTTGAATCAGTGCCTTTGCTCCTTCGCCAGTGAGCAGGCCAGACGAAAGACCAGCGATGATCTCAAGCAGCGAGGAAACCTGTGCTCCGTTCAGGGCTTGCTGCTGCAAGTCCGTGGCCGCTTCCATGTCCACGCCTTCGCTGGTTGAGGTTGCATAGTCTTCCGCATCATCTTCGGCCGTGCCATCCATGGGCTCGCTAGCATCGGGCGAACTGGTACCGATAGCGTCCAGCGTTGTCATGTTCAGCTGCACGAAGTGCTTGTCACCCTCCGGCCCGATTGGGTTGAGGTTCTCAAGCTCGCGGATCTCGTTGATCGTCATCCAGCCGTTTTGCAGGGCCGAGACGTAGTAGGCAGACCGGCTCGCGTGGTCGCCGCGCAGTAGGCCCGAGACGCTGTGCTCGGCGAAGTACCGCTCGTCATCGACGATCAGATCCCGCGAGATCGCGGCTTCCCACCGCTTGAGATGAGGCAGCAGGCAGTGCTGCACAAACTCGGTGCCTTGCACCTCGATGTTGCTGTACGTCGAGCGGGTCAGGTCTTGGATCATGTGCGGCGGCACACGGAACGCC